AAACCCAGTGGACAGAGGTCTTGGAAATGGTACACTTGTCACGCGCTACCAGAAGTTCAATTAAATCCCGATGAAATTATTACTTATAATTCAGAGAGCTACCGAATAATGAAAAAGAGCGACTATAAAGAATATGGATATATCGAATATCACTTAGTTCAAGATTACGTTGGCGGTCCTTAGTGGCGCTAGAACTAAAAGCAAACTCTCAATACTTAGCTCCACGAATCTCTACAGTGGTATCAGGCTCAGGAGGCGTCGAGCCTTACGTCTACTCTGTAGTGATTGGTGGAGTAGGAGGAACGATAGATAGCGTTACGGGCAAATATACGGCTCCACAAGGAGTATTTGGCATAGACACCTTAAGAGTGACTGACGCCGCCTTAGACACGTTTGATTTGCCAATGAATGTTCTATCACCACTACAATTATTGGCGCAAATTATTCAATCGGAACTAAGTCTAGGAACAGATCGAGTTTGGATCTTTGACCAGAAAATTGACGAGCCAATAGATCAAGATATGTTTGTGGTGTTACAAATTTTGAGCCTAAAGAATTTCGCAAACAATAGGCGTCCAGTTGTTGACGGAGTTGTTCTCGCGGAGGACCAGAGTTCAAGCTGGAAATCATCAATAAGTATAGATATTAAGAGCAGAAGCTCTGAGGCGCTAGACAGAAAAGAAGAGGCGGTTATGGCCCTGGCGAGTCAATACTCTGTTCAGCAACAAGAGTTAAATAATTTTAGAATCGGGAGAGTGCCACAAAATATGGTGAATTTATCCGAAATAGATGGCGCTGCTATCCCTTATCGGTTTAACATTACCATAAATGTATTATACAGTGTTGCTAAGAGTAAGCCTGTTGAATACTTCGACACTTTTGATGATGTTGAAATAGTAACAGACCTTTAACGGAGGATTTAAAAATGAGTAATTTATCAATATCAAATGTGATTAATATTTCAGTTTCACAAACTGGAACAGGTATCGGCGCTTATAACACAAGTAACTTAGCTATTTTTTCAAACGAGGCGTATGGCCTTGGATTTGGTACTGATGGTTATAAAATTTATCTCGGCCCTGAAGAGGTAGCTATTGATTTCGGTAGTGACTCTATAACATACCAACAGGCTCTTGCTGTATTTTCTCAACAGCCTAATATAAAAGCCGCCGATGGATATTTAGTTGTTATTCCGGCAATAGTTCAGGAGTGGTCTTTGACTCCTGCCTCCGCGCCTACTTCTGGAGCGTATTCTTTTACTTATGATGGGAACAATTCAGACCCTATCGCGTGGGATGCTACTGCGGCGCAAATTCAAGCTATAGTTCGATTAGTTCCTGGTCTATCTAAAGCCGTTGTGTTGGGAACATTCGCAACAGCCGTTGTGATTTCTGGATTTGGAACTTATGGTGATCTTGACGGAGCCATTACAGAAAATTCAAATTCTCTTGATGATGGCGCTGCGGTAGCCGTTGTAATTGGCGACGATATTACTGGAGAGACTGCTGCTGATTCAATTTTAAGAACTATTGGTCTAATTGAATATTTTGGAATTATTAATACTCAAATTTTAGCAGAGGCTGATATGCTTGCCGCCGCCGCTCTGGTTCAAACGCTAAATAAAATTGCAGCGTTTGCATCTATTCTAGAGGCTGATATTGAAGTCGGAGGAAAACTTGATCTATTAAGATCAGGCAGTCTTTTCAATTCACGCGGTCTTTATTATGGCGGAGCTACAGACTTGAGTGGCCTATTGTTTATGGCCGCGTACATGGGAAGAGGTTTAAGCACAAACTTTTCTGGCTCTAACACTACTCAGACTATGCACTTAAAAGATTTGGCAACTATTCAGCCAGACCCCACAATGACCCAAAATATTTTAAACAAATCTCAAGCGGCAGGAGCTGACAACTATATTTCAATCCAAGGTGTTTCTAAAACATTTACGTCTGGAGCTAATGAGTTTTTTGATTTTGTTTATAACTTGCAATGGTTTGTTGGCGCTCTTGAAGTTGCTGGATTTAACACTCTTGCTCAACTTGGCACTAAACTACCTCAAACAGAGGGCGGAATGGATGCTCTAAAAAGCTCGTACAGATTAATTTGCGAACAGTCTGTCACAAATCAATTTACAGCGCCTGGTAAATGGACCAGTCCAACTACTTTTGGAGTTCAGTCCGATTTACTAAGCAACATTACTCAACGTGGTTATTATATTTATTCAGTTCCTGTCTCACAACAGCCGCAAGCTGATCGTGAGGCGCGTAAGGCACCATTAGTGCAAATTGCAATAAAAACTGCTGGTGCAATCCACAGTTCGACAGTAATTGTTAATGTTAATAAATAATTTATAATTTTGGAGGATTAAAAAATGAGTTCAGTAGCATTGTCCGGTGAAGACACCGTAGTTATTAATAATAAAACTTTAGTCGATTTCGGAGACGGAGATATTGCAAATCTTGAGTTTCCAAATGAAATTGCAGCCGTCAAGACTGGTAAAAACGGAAATTCAATTTATAGCGCCAATGAGACTGGTAAACAGGCTGATTTAACAATCAGAGTTTTACGCGGCTCGGCAGACGATAAGTTCTTGAATAACCTTTTAGTAGGTCAACTAAATAATTTTGCTGGCACTATTTTAATGACTGGTGAATTTGTGAAAAAAGTTGGTGACGGCCTTGGAAACATTCTAAATGATACTTATATTACGTCGGGTGGAGTTTTTACAAAAATTCCCGGCGCAAAAAGTAACGTAGAGGGTGATTCTGAACAGTCGGTTGTAGTTTACAATCTTAAGTTCTCGAATGCTCCTCGCGTTCTAACATAACAGGGGATTAAATGAAGGACGATAGAAGAGTTGTTAAATTACCAAGCGGAGCGGAGCTAAAAGTTAGCATGGCTCCGTTTGCAGATTCAAAGGATCTTTACCAGGCGTTTCTTACAGAGTGTTCTGTCTTAAATTTTGATGGCGCACAAGAGATGGACTTTAATTTTTTTAAAGACATTTTTTGTATTGGTTTATCGTCTAAATTAATCGAAGAAAAGTTATGGGTGTGCATGGGGCGCTGTTTGTATAATGGTGTAAGAATTACTCCTGATACTTTTGAGCCAGCTAAAGCAAGAGACGACTATGGAACTGTAATGATAGAGATTGCTAAGGAAAATATCGAACCTTTTACGAAAAGCCTCTATGCTCAGTACAGCCATATAATAGGCGAACTACTGAACAAAGAGAACCCCAAGTAGAGGCTTCTGAAGATCCGTTATTAGTTTATTTTAGACTAATAAAATTGGGGTTTGGTAATTACGAAGAGGTGAGAAGACTAAATGCCAGAATAGTTTTGCAAGCTCTTAGTTACGAATCTTTTGTGGTAGACTACGAGAGAGCATATATGGAGTTGAACAAACATGACAATAGCTGAACTTTTTGTAAAAATTGGAGTAAAGGGCGGCGACCAGGCTAAAAAAGCCTTTAGTGAAGTTGATAAAGGCATTAGAGGTGTTCAGTCGTCGTCCCTTGCGGCAAAGGCCGCAATTGTTGGTGTTATTTATGCACTTCAAAGAATGAGCAGTTCTTCTGCAAAAATGGGAACTACATTAAATAATTTTTCAGCGTCCACTGGTCTTTCAGCTAAAAAATTGCAAGAGTGGCAGTACGCTGGTCAGCAAGTTGGAATTTCTAATGAAGCAATACAGTCGTCAGTTCAGGGAGTTCAAGACAGTATAGTGAAGATGAGGTTGGGATTAGGTTCTCCAATGGGATTGTCTCAATTAATAGACTTAACTGGATTTGATACCACTAAAGCAGACGACACTTTTTATGTTCTGGAAAAACTTCAAGAGCTGTCTCAAAAAGTAAAACCTGCGGTTGGAAAAACATTAATTGATTCTTTTGGCGCTGGCGCAATGTTTACTGGTTTTAGACAAAACGCTTTTAGAGATGATGTATTTAAAAGAGCGCCAATTCTTAGTGATAAAGAAATTTCAAATTTAGCTAAAGTAGATGCTGGTTGGAAAAACTTTTTCCAAAAATTTAATATGTCAGTTGCGAGACTTAACGCTAAGTTTGGTCCAAAGCTAATAGTAGATTTACAAATGGTTGCGGATAAATTTTTAATGCTTACTGACGCGGTTATAAGACTTGCAAAGGAAATGAAACTTTTTGATAAGCTAGGAACTGTAATTGAAAACATTACTAATTTAATGAACTTGGTTCAAGGTCTTTATAAAGATAAAGGAATACTGGGGGGGATAGCAGACGTTCTAAATGCTTTGGTTGGAAAAAGTTCTGGTTCTGCATGGTGGATGCCTGAGTCGTGGAATACAGCACTAGGTTATGGAGATGGCGCTAAGGCTCAGGGTGGTAGGCAAGCGCCATCTCCATAACCTAGTGCTGTA